CAGAAAAAACCGACATTGAGTTTCGTGCCATTGCAGACAGTTCAAACGCTGACCTACGAGTTGCATCAACCTTTGATATTCTTTACATAGCGAACACAGCCCCATGATACAAACCAAAAATAGAACCGTAGGCGTAGAACTTACTACAAGCAATCAAGACTTGTACACAGTGCCTGCAAATTTTGAAACAAATATTAAATCTATTTACGTGAACAATGCCTCATCTAGCAGTGTTACGTTTAGTCTTGACTGGTACGATAGCCAGAACGCAACGTACTACACATTAGCTGAAACAGTAACGCTTGTTCCAAATAGTTTGTTACAGATTACAGAAGCTATGTGGTTATACAAAGCTGACAAGTTCCGTGGTCTTGCTAGTGCAAACAGTGCAGTGACTGTAGTGTTTAATGTAGAAGAAACATTCGTACCCCAGAGGAGTTAAAGGAGATGCCCCTAACAACAAAAGGAAAAAAGATTAAATCTGCCATGACCAAAAAATATGGGGAGAAAAAAGGTGAAGACATCTTCTACGCAGCAGCCAACAAAGGAACAATTAAAGGCGTGGCGAAAGGGCAAAAACTCAAGGCGGGTGGGTCAGTTGGAAAAGCTGGCAGCAAGGCGAAGCCTAAAGCGAAGAGCCAAAGTAGAGTTAATGAGGCTGGCAACTACACTAAGCCAACCATGAGAAAAAGATTATTTGAAAAGATTAAGGCTGGCAGTAAGGGTGGTAAGCCCGGTCAGTGGTCAGCACGTAAGGCACAGATGCTGGCACGTAAGTATAAGGCAGCAGGAGGCGGCTACAAATGATATGTTGCATGTATTCCTGCTATTGGTATATCTAGGTACAGGAGATACCAAACAATTAATTAGCAATGATATGTACTTTCGCAGTGTAAATGACTGCAACTATTTTGCTCAACAATTATCAAAAAGGTATGGGAACTATTATCACAGAGATTACATAGACCCAGAAGACAGGGTAACGGCTTATTGCATACCCAAATACGTTAACCCCGACAACGTAAGGATATATTAAATGGACCCCGTTACCGCAATGGCGACAGCCTCTGCAGCATTTAATGTTATCAAAAAAGGATTTGCTGTAGGACGTGACATTGAGCAGATGGCTGGTGACTTAGGTCGCTGGATGGGTGCGCTATCTGACATTGAACAGGCAGAGAAAGAAGCCAAGAACCCGCCCATATTTAAAAAGTTATTTGCTGGTAAGAGTATTGAACAAGAGGCTATGGAAGCCTTCGCTGCTAAAAAGAAAGCACAGCAGCAGCGTGATGAACTAAAGCAATGGCTACAGTACACAGTAGGTTCACGTGCTTGGGACGAACTGATTCAGATGGAAGGTCAGATTCGTAAACAGCGACAAGAGACACTGTACAGACAACGTGAGCGTAGACAAAAGTTTATAGAGTTTGTAGTTATCGGTATTGCTTGTCTCTTAGGAGTTGGAATACTTGGTATGTTGGTATATTGGGGTATGAAAAACAGAGGAATGGTATAGTGCCTAGAGATATGACAAAATATCGCTGTGAACAGTACGGTATAACGGAAAAACTTTTTTGGGACACTTACATGAGACAAGATGGAAGATGTGCTATTTGCGAAAAAGAAGTAACTAAGTCAGAAGTACACATTGACCATTGTCACGAAACAAATGTTTTTAGAGGACTGCTTTGTATGAACTGCAATACAGGCCTAGGTCAATTTAAAGACGATGTATCAAATTTGATTAAAGCACAGATATACTTGACAACTCCACCAGAAAGTGATATAACTTAGTCATGACACTAGCAAAATCACAAAAAAGCCTAAAAGCGTGGACAAAACAAAAGTGGCGTACTAAGAGTGGTAAGCCTTCCGGTGAGACAGGGGAGCGATATTTACCAGAGAAAGCAATCAAGTCTTTATCCTCTGCTGAATATGCTGCTACAACTAGGGCTAAGAGAGCAGGAACCCGTGCAGGAAAACAATTTGTCAGACAACCTAAATCAATTGCAAAAAAGACTGCACGATTTCGCAGAGGAATGTAACATCAAACTTATGCGAGAAGATATACCAGATTGGGAATCTCGCGTAGAACTGTTACAGTTTATTATAGGACAGAAATATGCTGCAAGCACTCGTCGGACCAGTAACGGGTCTACTAGATAAATTTATTGAAGACAAAGACCAGAAAGCAAAGCTGGCACATGACCTTGCGACAATGGCAGAACGCCATGCGCAGGAGTTGGCTAAAGGTCAGCTTGAAGTGAACGCAGCGGAAGCAAAGCATCGTTCAATCTTTGTAGCAGGTTGGCGACCTTTTATTGGCTGGACTTGTGGCATTGCTTTGTGCTGGCACTTTGTTCTTGCACCTTTCATTATGTTTATTGTTGGTGCTATGCGTCTTGATATTCCCGACCTTCCATTATTTGACATGGATAGTCTTATGACGGTACTGCTTGGTATGTTAGGTCTTGGCGGCTTACGTACTTACGAAAAATCTAAAGGATTAACTAAGTGAGTGCAAAGCAAATTCTTGAATGGAAAATTATTCCACGTGTAATGATGCTAGTAATAACTCTGATGAGTTGGCGTTGTGCAGAGTGGTTTATGAACTTGGAAGACCCGACAGCACCACAGTCAGCGTTTGTAAGCGTTGTAATGGGTGCTATGACAGGTGCATTTGGTATCTGGATGGGCAACGAACACAAGAAAGTAACCTAGCAAATTGAACATAGAATGTTAAAATTACCATGAAGTATGATAGAGAAAACCTAATTGACAAACTCATTGAGCATGAAGGTATGGTGCTTACTGTCTATCAAGATACTCTTGGTATTGACACTATTGGTATTGGACGTAATTTAAAAGACCGTGGCATTAGTAAAGAAGAACTAGACCACATGGACATTCCACACATTGACTTGGTTTATCGGGATGGCATTACTGAAGCAGATGCACGGTATTTAGCAGAGAATGACGTGCAGATTGTTGAAGATGAACTGTTACGTGCGCACCCTTGCGTAGACGGGTTAGACGCTGTACGTCAGCTTATATTGATAGACATGGCATTTAATATGGGTGTACCTAGATTATGTAAGTTTAAAAAAATGTGGAATGCTATTCATGAAGAAAAATTTGATATTGCCGCAAAAGAAATGCTTGACAGCAGGTGGGCAAATCAGGTAAAATTACGGGCAGTAAAGTTAGCTAATGCCATGCACAATGGAGCATTTTAATGTTCCCATATACGGAAGAAGAGAGAAAATGGCTAGACAACTAAACGAAAGACAGCAGAAGTTTCTTGATGTTTTGTTTGAAGAAGCAGGTGGTGACGTAGTTGCTGCCAAGAAACTTGCTGGATATGCGGAAGGTTCATCTACAACTGAAATTATTCGTGGTCTAAAAGAAGAGATTCTTGAGGCTACACAGATGTATATGGCACGTAATGCGCCACGTGCTGCTATGGCTATGACTGGCGCATTATACGACCCAACTGAACTTGGTATTCGTGATAAGATGTCTGCCGCTAAAGAATTACTTGACCGCACAGGTCTGGTGAAGACAGAGAAAATGCAAGTAGAAGCAACAGGTGGTGTTATGCTTATGCCACCTAAAGCAGTTGCAGAAGATGACGATGAGTAGAAGCGTAGGCAAGTGGAAGTTACCACAGCCAACAGACATTAAAGAACAAGACGAATGGGTACAGATACCTCGCATTGCAAGGACTGTACCATTTGGCTACAAGCAAAACGAAGAAGACCCCGACATTCTTGACCCCATTAAAACTGAATTAGATTTGCTTGAAAAAGCTAGACAACACGTAAATCAATATTCCTATCGTGAAGTAGCAAATTGGTTGAGTGCAAATACAGGCAGATACATATCACACGTGGGATTGAGAAAACGGTTAGCAAATGAACGACAGCGTAAGAACCAAGCTGCAAGCCTCCGCAAGTGGGCAGAATATGCGCAAACGGCAATCGCCAAAGCGCAAGCCCTTGAAGAAGAAAGAACAGGCGCAAAAGCCAACGGTTGAAGTTAAAGAGATTACGTCACGTGAATATGACAGCAGTTCAATAGAAGAACACGCTAACGTACTTTTTAAACCTAACCCCGGTCCTCAGACTG